CGCTGCCACCCGAACCCGAGATCACGCCGCTGTCAACCGCCGTTGCGGTAACGGCCGCGAGATCAGCGGTAACCAGCCCCTCAGCACCCGGAGACGACTGCAGCAGAAGCTGCCGGCTGATCTCGGTGTAGGCGCCGACCGACTTCGGCGAAAGCGCGACCTGTTGGAAGGTCTGCGCCGACTCGGTGATGGTCGAGGCTTCGTTGGCGAGCCAGACCGCAGTTGCAGCACCACTCTGGCGCGGGATCGTCACATTGCCCTGCAAACCGGGCAGGCGACGGGCGCCCATGCGATATGCGACCGACCGATTCCGCAGGATGTCGATGAAGCCGACGTTTACGGTATCGACCAGGTAGCCACCGGCACCAGCACTTGCGGCCGTCAGGTCGCGAGACAGGCGCGACACCGGCACTTCGACCGGACGGGTCATCACATCGTAGGGGATGAAGAACGTGTTGGGGTCGGCCATCTTCTGCAGGCGCTTGGCGATCTCGCGGGTACACTCCAGCTCGAAGCCAGCCTGCGTCCAGTTCTTGTCGGCCGCAGCCTGCACAGCCCGGAACAGGCTGAACTGACGAACCTCACGCGGCGACAGGCCGAGATCGGTGACGGGCTTGGCGTTGACCTGCCGCTGCTCGACGATCTTGAGCAAATCCTCGGCGACTTCATCGATGCTCTGGCCAGTGCCGACCCAGTGCAAACGGACGCTTTCGTCGATCTTGTTGGCGCGACAGAGCTTCTCGATGGCACTGATGCGCTGTTTCTCGAACTCGCTGCCGGCACGTGACTGCTCACCCGCTACGATGCGGGTATCTTCGGCGCTTACGCCCGCCGAGGCATTGGTTACTTCAGGCATGGTCGTGGTCTCCTCGGCGATTTCCGCCAGTTGTTTACGTCGTGTGAGCCAGGGCGCGGTATGCGCCTCAGCGGTTTTGGTTTCTGTCGTGGATACAGCCGCGGGCTGCGCCTGCGTTGGCGCGCCTTCCGCCTCGCGGCCGACACCGACGGTCGGATCAGCAGGGACGGTGACGAGGCTGTTTTCGTAGGGTTCCCAGTCCATCACGCGGAAAACTGGTGTTTTGTCGGCCGCCCGCTCAATCGGCTGCCCGTGCGCCTCATCGAGCGCACGCAGGAACGCGGCCCGGTCATGCGTGCCGGTCTCCGCGAAACGCCGCATGACGCTGCGGAACTGGCGGCAGTCGTGCTCGATGTGAAGCTCGGCGCCGTCCTTCTTCGTCGTGACCTCAACGATCTTGTGGATGATGTAGCCGACAGATGCTTTGGTCAGGACACCGGACTTGACCAGCGCGATGGTGTCGCGGCCGTCCTGCGTGGCCGCCGTGAGGCGCACGGTGCCGCGCACCTTGCCATCCTCAGCGACGACCGAACCGCCGACATGCACGCCGCGCAGTTGGTTCCAGTCATGGTTGAAGAGCACTGGCGCGTCATCGTTCAGCCGGTCCAGGCGCACCGATCCCGGCTTGCAGTCCAGCACCTCGATCCCGAACCAGCGTTCATAGGGCTGCTCGGACGCGAAGGCCATGTCGACAAGGCGGTCGCCATCCTCTGAATCAGCATCTGTCGCCCGCGCCTCGATCTTCGCGAACCGGTTTAGCGTGAGTTGCTTCATGGGTTCCTCACAAAAGAAAAAACCCGCTTTTGCGGGTTCTGGGCTTGTGCGTCTGTGTCGTCCGCCTCGTCGGGCGGGTCATCGTCTGGCGGGGGCGGCGGTGGGTCTTCCTTCGCGTACATCTCCGGACTGGTCTCAAACACCAGCCCGAGGCCGTCCATCATTTCCAGTTCGTCGGCCCGCTCGGTCATCACGTCTTCGATGTCCTGGCCGCCCGCCGTCTCAGCGATCACCTGGCTCACGGTCTTGAAGCCGGCAGTGACGGCTTCACGATAGGCGGTGACCTCCTTCGTCGGATCAACCCACGACCAGCCGCGCGGCTTGAACCGCACCTGCTCGTACTTCTCGATGTTCATCGCGTACCCGGCCGGGGTGATGCCGGGGATCGCCTTCGACAGCGCCGCGGCCTGCATCCACTGGCGATGCAGCGGCTCACGGAATGAGCGGATCCACCAAAGCTGCAGCGCCCGCCAGCAGTCGCGGTCATCCAGCAAGGCCAGCCGCGAAGAGCTGTAGTTGCTCTGCGAGTAGTCGCGCGACAGTGATTCGTATGACACGTCAGAGCCGGCAGCAACCTCCCGCAACATGTAGCGCATGAAGGCATCCATCGCCGCATTCGGGCGATTGGGCGCGATCATCTGGAACTTCTCGCCGGGTCGCAGGCGCAGATTGATGCCAGGCTCGATCTCGTTCTGGTAGGTGCCATCGTCCTGGAGCTCGTCGCCGGCTCCGGTCGTGTCTTCAGACTCGGTGACGCCGAGGTAATTGGCAGCCCCGCGCGCGGCGATGATCTCGGCCTCGCTGTAGCCGTCCATGTCGTTCAGCTTGCGGGCAACGGCGTGCAGCCATGGCTCTCCGCGGGTCTGCGGCCAGCGCGTCACGACGCGAACATGGAACATGTCGGCGGCCGGGACACGGATGATCTGCTCCGGGCCGACATCCCGCAGCCAGCGCACCTCGTTCGGGTGGCGGGATCGGACGTAATAGGCCACCGGGCGATAGAATTCGTCCATCTCCACGCCCATGCGCACGCTCGCATTGGCCACGGATGGGCTCTCGTATTCCTCGGCGATACGCTCCGCCTCGATCAGTTCCAGCGCGAGCGGGATACCCGATCCGCCGAAGGGCCGACGGTGGATCCGGATGAAGGCCTCGCCGGTCTCGAACACTTGGGCCATGGCTGCCCGCTCGAGGTCAGCAAAGTGCAGCGTCCCGCCCGTGTGGCAGTAGTCCGCGCGCGACCAGGCCCGCCACGCGGTTTCGATTGCCGTATTGACGCCCTGGTGCATGGCGCTGCGCGTGTTCTGCACCTTCGCCTGCAGGCCGATGCCGGTCCCGATCACGTTGTTGACGATCAGGGTCCGGGCGCGGCGGCCATAACCGGCATCTCGCACCAACTGCCGCGACCGGGCACGCAGCAAGCGCAGGCTGGTCACCAGCTCTGAATCTGCTGATCCGTTCGATGTCGTCCAATCCGCGGTCAGCCGGGACTGACGCGCGGCTGCGTACATGCGGCTGTTTCCGCGCGGTTCGGTGTGCTTGTGCTCCGCTGGCGTGCTTTTCCGCGCGGGAGTGCTCAGGACTGCTTGGCCGAGCGGCGTCTCATACCAGGGTTTATCCACGGCTGAACCTCACATAACTGCGCCGGCTGTCGGGTCGCCCTGCCGCGCCTTCCTCGGCTTGGCACTCGAACTTCAGCCGCGCCCGCTCGGCCAGCAGGTCGCTGCGGTCCCATCGGTCGAGTGAGCGACCACCAATCTGGTATCGGGCCGCGGTCAGATTGTTGGCGTTCAGCAAGTAGGCTTCAATTGCATCCAGCATCTGCCGGGCAATCGAACGAGACTCGCGGGCGCCAGCGGCACTGAAGTCCGGCTGAACCTGCACTTCGCCGGATGCGGCCAGGAATCGCGTGCTGCCACTGGTGACGTATGCCTGCCAGCCATAGCGGCCCGCCGCAATGCTGGCGGTGGCGGCAGCTGCTTTGGTGATGACGAACGACGACCCGCTGGCAACAATGTCCGCACCGCTGACGGAAAACGACGAGGCGGCGTTCTTGAAGTGATAGGCCAGCGTCCACGTCACGGCCGGATAACCGGCGAACTCGCGCGTCCACGTCCACGTGTTGCCTGCGCCAAGTTCAAGCGGTTCGGTGTTCATCGCCAGTTGGTTGTCCAGTTACGTCTGTGCGTGACCGGCTGCCGCTGTGGCTGCCGGAATGTTTCAGCCGGTGACTGGTTCACAGTCTCGGCCTGGTCGGGTGTCTGGGGCGGCCCGGCGCTGTCGAGGTTGGCCGCCCGCCGTCCCAGCAGGGCCGCACCACCGCGACCGATCATCGCCGCGAAGGCATAAACCCAGCAGTCAAGCGCCTCCTGCCTGACGCCGGTCGAGCGCGGCTTCCACGCCTTCACCTTGCGGCCATTGACCTGCCGGTAAACAAGCGTCTCGCTCGTGAGCTGGTCCAGATATTCTTCGTCGGTCGCCGCATCAAAGTGCGTGTAACCCGGGCCGGGTTCCTTCCCGTGCTTCAGTTGCCCGTAGAGCACATCCTTGATCGTGTCGACACCGACCGGCCACACATCGAGGCGTTTCTTCCCGCCCCTGCTGGCTCGCTTCGGCCACGCCATCCGACCCGGCCCACCGATGCCCTTGATGGCCCACACTCGCCGGCCCTTCCGGGCTGCGCAGTACGTGTAGACCTGTTCGGTAAAGTGGCCGCCGGAGTCCACCGCGCAGGCCTCGCAGATCAGCGTTCGGCCGTCGTCGGTCGTGAACCGTTCCGCCAGTAAGCCGTCGTGATCTGACCAGACGCTGCCGGATCCGGTATTACCCGGCCCACCGCGCAGGATGTCGTGCTTGATGCGCCATTTCTCGCCGTCGCGCCCCCACCCCCAGAGCGTCGACTCCAGGCGGTCGTCCTGAACGTCGGTTCCGCGGGTCAGCATCACGATTCCGGCGGGCAGGCTGGCAGCGGTGTAGCTTTCCCGTCGTGCCGCCAGCCCCTTCGCGTCGACCATCTCGCCGCGATCTTCCCAGGTCTCCCCGAGCGCGGTGTTGATGAAGGTCTGCAGGGTCTCCGGCAGCTTCTTCGCCTCAAGGAACGACCGCGCCATCTCGGCCCACGTCACCCAGGGCGAGTACAGTTCCGAAATATGGAACCCGGCGATGCCCGTCGACGGCCTCGATGCCCGCCACTCGCCGCGGCGGAGCATGTCCAGCTTGTCCGTATCCACAATCAACGCCGCGCAGTGCGCGCAGGCATAGGCTGCCGTCTCCGGCCTGTCGTCCGTCCAGCGCACCTGGCTCCAAACCAGTCGCTGAAACTCGCCGCAGTGCGGGCACGGTACGAAGAAGTACCGCTGATCTGACCCCTCGAAGCCGGCTTCAATACGGCTCGATCCCTTCACGGTTGGCGTCGATCCTGCCAGCAGCTTTCTGTTCCAGAAGGTCGCCGCCCGCTTGCGGCCAATACTTACCGGGTCACCCTCTGTCCCTGCGGAGGTCGGGAAGCGGTCAACCTCATCGAACAGCAGCACCCTGATCGGCCTCGACGCCAAGCCGCTCGGCGAATTCGCCCCGGCCATCGTGATGTGGCCGCCGGGGAACGATTTATGCAGCAGCGTGTTGCCGGAGTCCCGCGATCGCGGGTCTGCCACCTTTCCCTGCAGGCACGGCGTATCCCTCAGCATCGGCGCCAAGCGGTCCTTTGACCACGCCTCTGCCATCTCCAATGTCGGCTGAACCAGCAGGATCGGGGCCGGGTCTTGATCCACGTGGAACCCGATCACGTTGCCGAGGATTTCGGTCCAACCGACCTGCGCCGACTTCATGACCCAGATCTCGCGGATCAGTGGATCGGCGACAGCATCCATGATGCCGCGCTGGTAGGGCGCTCGGTCAGTGCGCCACTGCCCCGGCTCGGCGCTGCTTTCCCGACTTAGCCGGCGCCTTGCGTCTGCCCACTCGCTTACGGTCAGCCGTGGTGGCGGCTGCAGAATCCTCGCCGCCCGACTCATCAATGTCAGGGCCGTCGAGATCTGCAGGCTCCGCTCGATGAGCGGCGGCCTCGGCGAGAATTTCAGTGATCTCGTCGGTAAGGCGTGATCTGATTGCATTCGAGTCCTGGATTACCGCCAATTCAGCAGCCAGCTTTGTCGGTACGGACAACATCCGCGCCCGAATGCCCACCAGCAGCATCTCCCAGGCCCGATACACCAGACCAACATCGAGGAGCTGCCCGCTCCTGACGGCGTTTTCGAGTGCCGTCTTGTTCGCCTGCTCGAACCGTAGCCGGCCCAGCTCGGCTTCAGCGTCGTAGCCATCCGCCTGGCTCCTGCTGCGGAGGTGGTCGACCACGCGCGACAACAGCCAGCGGCGGTCAGCGCGACCCTTGCCCTGGCTGACAATGTCTGGATCCAGCCCTTCCAGCTCACGGGCCAGCGTGCGCCGGTCGACGCGCAGCTCGACAGCCAACCAGCTCAGCGTGCGGGGCTCGGCGATCATCCGCCTAGTGGTGGCGCCTCAGCGCCTCTGGCGCTAGACGAAAACCGCGGTCTTCGTACCCGCCCCCCCCCTGACGGCAGGAGGGACCCGTCGAATTTATGAGCGGCGATCACTTCCCAAGCCCAACCGCCCGCAACTCCTGCATCAGCACAACAGGGAAGCGAGCCTTGATCGCTCCCTTCAGTGCTGCTTGCACGGTGTTGTTCACGAAAGCCTGCGGAATGCTCGGGCCGAACAGTTCCCTGATCGGCAGCCTACTGCGCACCCGCTTGCCATTGCGCATGACCCAGCGATTGACCTCGCCTTTGTGCACGAACACGCCCCGGTGGCCGGTTGGCATGGTGGCGATAAAGCCGCCGGGGATCAGCTTGCGCCCCCGTAGCACGGATACCGTGACGCCCTTGCGGGTCTGTCTTGCGCCGTACTCGATCAGCGGTATCGGGCTGCCGCTGGCCCTGACGATCGCC